ACTGTAAATTTTGATAAAGTTGATATTGCCATCTGTTTCTCCTATTTATTCAAAATTAGTTCCCTAACTTTGCAATTTCTCCTGTGTTTTTGATTCTTAATGGTATGTAAATGAATTCAACTGATTTAATTGGCTCAATTGCTATATCCACATACAGTTCGTTTCTGTCAATCCTTGTAGGTGTATTGTTTGTGTCATCACAGACTACCAAGAAATCAAATAACGCTCTTTGTCCAACTAGTTCTAACAAGAATGATTCAACTGCTTGTTTGATTTCATTCCTTGTCAGTTCATCGTTTGGCTCAAATATGAACGGTTTAGCGATTGCATCAAGTTGTGATCTAAGATACACTGCTAATCTTGAAACGTTTATTCTATCTAAGGCTGAACTTGCCGATGTTTTTGTCAAGTTTCCGAAGTTCACAATTCCTGCACCTGAGAAGAAAGTTATAGGGTTAACTTTTACTTCATGCATTGAATCTCTCACTGACTCCGTAACAGATATTGTTTCAAATTCACCAGACGCTTGGTCAATATAACCAACTGATGTAGCATTGTCAACAACACCTCTTCTAGTTCCTGATGGTGCGAACCATGGGAAAGCGATGTTATCATTGTTTGCTAGTGTTCTCAACATCATGTGTGATGGTGGAACAACAATTGATTTGCCTGCATTGTCTGTTGTAAATCCAGATGGATAAAACACACCCAAGTAATCACTTGCACTTACTAGGCCGTCTTCACCGTTGTCTAGTGCTGATGCAGAGTTGTTTGCCCAGTTTTGTATTGCAGTTGATGTACCCTCTAGTCTTAATGGAGTATCACCAACAACAAATGCTGTGTTGTTTCTGTCTGTGTTTAAGTTAATCATGTTCGCCATTAACTCTGGGTAACCAGGTGTAGCAATCACATTGTAACCTCTTTGGTCTTCTCTGATTGCTTGGTTAGTGTCGATCTCTGATTTTAATTGTTCAACAATTACTTTTCTCTGTGCTTTTCTACCAAAAGAACCAGAACCGTCTGCATTGTTGCTTGATTTAGTAACCCATCTGTCAGGGAAGTAAGTTGATACACTCTCGTTACTTACTCTGATGTTACCTAAACCAGTTGCTCCGCTTCCTGGATATTTTGTAGTTGTGATGTAATCGTTTTTGTATTCCTTAACATTGTAACCAGATCTTCTTGTGTTCCAAAGCAATATACCCTGTGGGTAAAGATCTGGATTAGGAGCATCTGGATCTAGGAAGCCATCGCTTAACAAACTTTTGATTGTGCTTGATGTTCCTGCACCACCTGTTGACAATGAATCTGCCTTGTCAGCCGCTGTGTGTAATCTAGCATCTGCAAAAACAATACCGTCTTCTGTTGTTTGATCTGCCTTGTCGACTATTTCCCACGCCGCTCCAGTTGTAGTAACTGCTACTTGGTTCGCTGTGTTTGTAGAACTTAAAGTGGCTGATGTGTTGTACTTGTAAAGTTTTGGATAATTTTCAAGATCACTTGTGTCAATCCATAAGTCATTTGTTACAAGTGCAGTACCATCTGATTGTGTAGTTGGTGCTGTTGCACTGAACTGTGGACCATTTGGATCTGTAGTTGCGTATGCTGTTGCATAGCCAACCCAAGTTGTTCCATTGTGTGCCATGATGTCTGCTTCGTCAGTCGCAGTGTGGTACCATAATGTTCCGTCTGCTGGCTCATTAGTTGGTGCACTTGTTGAAGCAGTGTAACTTAATCTCTTCCAGTTACTTGCAACGATACCTGTGTTAGCAGTTGAGTCAATAGAGTCACCTGTTGGAATGTCATACAAGTTGTCGATTAATGTTGTGCTGTTCGCTGTGTATGAACCATAAGCATGAGCAGTACTTTGACTGAAACCTGCATCTGCTAGAGGTGTTCCGATTTGACCATCATACATTCTGAACTCACCGCCCAGTTTGTGTGACATTTGGATAGCACCTGTGCTTAATTTAGTTGCAGTTACATTCGTTAAACCAGCCGCACTCACTGCCGCCACAAATGCATCTGCATCTGTACCTGTTAGTGTTACTGTTACTTCTGCATTCAATGCCTCTTGATTTTTAACTGATTCTTGTATAGTGAAAGTTTCAGTACTTGTGAAAGTTGGTGAAGTGACTAGACTTGTAATAGTAGTAGCACCGCCTTCGTATCTAAATAACTGAAAGTCACCAACGTTTGGTGTTGCATCACTTGAATCACCTGCCGTCATTGACTCTTCAGTAATATTATACTGTGCGTATAAATTACCAACACTCAAACCTGTACCACCATTTGCCGCATCCAAGTTGTAGATTGCTGAAGCATGGTTGGCGTAAAGTGGACTTGAAACTGTTGAGAAACTTGCACTTGCTGTGCTGTAAAGTTTAGAAACAAGATTTGCACCTGAGTTTGCACTTGTTGTTTTGAACCAAACTGAACCATTTGGTCTGTCTTCACTGCCTGTGCCGTCATCCCAAGTTGGTCTGTTAGTGTGTTTGTCTTGTAAAAATTTAACACCGTTGTAAGTACCTGCGGCGATTCCTAAATCAGCCAAACCTGTACCTGTGCCCGCCTCAAATCTAATTGTAGCAGTACCGCCAGATGAGTCACCTAGTGCTTTACCGTTGTGGAAGAACTCTAAGTTTCCTGTTGTACTGTTTACGACTGCTGTTACGTTTGTAACGTTTGAACCAACTGCTGTGGCAACATCTGATAGTGCTGTTCCACCATAAGTGATTTCAATTCCATTGATTTGGATTTTGTGTCCACTTGTTACTGTTGTTCCTGAAGCAACTGTCTGTACCGGTAAAGATGTTGACCATGCTTCTGAACCAACAATCACCCAAGTGTTTGCTGATGTTTTCTTGTAGATTTTGTTTGAAACGTGTGTTGTGTTGATGGCGTAACTACCAATTGTTCCAATTGAAGTTTTTGGTGCACCAGTTGAAACACCGCCAACTAAGTCACTTGTTGAAGTGATAAGTGTTGGAGTTTTCGCTGTAAATTTCTGATCAGTTTTTGACCATTCAAATAATCCATAACTGCTTGATGCAAGGTCAAACCAGTATGTTCCGTCTGATGGTGCCGCTGTCGGTGCCGAAGCACTTCCAATTAATTCTGACGTGTTTACATTCGCTCTTAGTACAAATGCTCTGTTGGCAACTCCTAAGAAACTGTAAGCCGCTTGTAGTCCGTATTCATTTAATTCATAACCATGTAATGAATTTCCTGATGCGTCTGAATAGAATTTCGGATCTCCGAAAGTCTCTGTTAATTCTCTTTGTGATGAAATAAGGTATGCAGTGTTGGCGTTAGCAGTAGTTGTTCCTACAGCCGTTCCGTCGCCTGCTCCGTTATTTTTATCTTGTGCTGATGCTACTATGAATAGTGGTGTAGTACCCGCATCTGATGGTACGTAGAAACTTTCGTTTATTACTGAAACCTCTACTCCTGGTGATGTTAATGCCATTTTTCGTATTCTCCTTGCAAGTTACGTATATACTAGAGTTATTTATTCAATCGTATGGTTTTAGCGACATAATTTACCGTTTTCGAGGTGCCTATATAGGCGACGTAAATACACACATGCAGTACAAAGACAGACCGTTGTGTACGGAGTGCAAGACTAAACCTAGGGCCTACGCCTACCAGAGATATGGTCGGGTGTATTGGCGTAGTCGGTGCGACACCTGTATCAGGAAACGGGCCGGCAAGCGTGTGGGAGGTGTGACAGCACTACAAAGATCCGGATACAAGAAACACCGGAAATGTGAATTATGTGGATTCAAAGCACAGGATAAATCACAACTGGATGTGCTGTTCGTTGATGGTGATCTGAGGAATACTGCTACTACAAACTTAAAAACTGTTTGCGCCAATTGCCAAAGGCTGGGCAGTACCCGTAGATTGGGTTGGCGTGTCGGTGATCTTGTCGCTGACGATTAGGTCGTCGATCTTGGCGTATAATTCTTCCTTTGTACCATTGTTTTCAATAACGAAATCAAACTCTTCCTTTGCCCAAGCGTATTCTGAACTGTGTATGTCTTTTGGTTCTATGTTGCCCTCTGTGTAATCAACGAACCAGTCGGGATCTTGTCCTCTTTTTACTAGTATGATCTTACCACCACGTTCTCTGATCTGTTTCACTTCATTAGGAAATCTTACATCTGCAATGACTGTTTTTTGGCCTTTATATCTGCCTATACAACTGTCTACCCAAATGCCGTCGTACATCTGGCCACGCATGACTTCAGTACCGAAGTACTGCAACACCCATCTTGGCGTTGTGGGTTTGCCAAATTTTTCACTCCAGAACGCATCTGGCTGTTCTCTCCATTGCCTGCTGGCGTCAGTGTCGCCCTCTAATAAATTTCTATCCCAATTGAACATAGCGGCCACGGCATCTTTGAGACTCTTGGCGAAACTATCTTTTTGATATCCGTGTTGTTCTACCAGCCTGTCAGACACAGTGCCTTTGCCAGAACCTATTAAACCTACTACACCTATCAGCATAAGGTTTATTATACTATTTTTTTAGACGTTTTTCAATCTCTTTGATTGCTTTTCTCACAGACCTCAATATTGATGCTCTCAAGGTCTTCTTGCGTTCTTTCAACGCCTTTATGCTCATGATTTCCAACTCCTCTACCAATTTTTCCAGTTCATCCAGCGAGAGGTCAGAGTATTTCTTGTAATTGGATTTTTTCATTGCAGGGTATTTAAATGGAAATCTTGGTCAATTAACCAATAACAAAACTGTGTGGTGTTCCACCTTCTTGGAAATTGCCTATCTCGGATTCCAGTCTTTCCATCTCGGCCTGTCCTTCGTTCTTTAGTGCATCGCCGTTCAGTGTGGTACCACCCTGTGGACCTGCTATGGTGTTGAATTTACCTCTGGCTTCTCCCAGCATCACTTTTGATACTGCAAGTGTGTAATCTCTGATCCATGGTTTTGAATAGATGTCCTTGAACAGTGTGATGTCAGGTCTGTAGTTGTCCGTGTGCATCAGTACGGTCTCGTCGTCCGCTCTTGGTCTTTGGGTGATAGTTAATTTTTTAGTTGCCACGTCAAAATGGAACTGTATGAAACTACCAAACATCTTGCCAACCAGTTCCTGGTACGATGCGAAAGCGTAGTAGGTTGCCAATCCACCTGTGGCACCTGCTCTCAGGAGATACGTATTCGTGTATGCAAGGTTGAATGGTTCGAACAATGTTCCACCTTCACCACCTTCGGTCCTTGATCCCACTGTCCTCCTGTTAAGATTCCTCACATTGATAATCTCATCTGGTAAGATATAGGTGTTTTGATTCTTCTTCAATTCAAGGAAAGCATATGATTCTTCGACAGCATTCGAAGATCTCTGTCTGAATTTGTTCACAGCTCTTTCCAGTGCCGTTTGGTAGTGTTTTGGGTCTAATTCCACGTCAATCATCCCGTCGCCGAGATTATTCTTCACGTAATCAAATATTTCCTGTTGTCCTGTTTGTAGTTCTGACATACTCATATTTATAGTCATTGCCTGTGCAATAAATATGTATGATATGCCAAGATTATC